GACTTCGGCTGGTACGGCTGCCCATCCCCAGATTCCGGTGATCTTGCATGCCTGGGGTAAATAATAAGGCCAGACGTATCGGCCGATTGCGAGGATGCGGTTGACTGGCCATCCGCGCTGTGGGTTATTTACTGGCTCTAGCATGTAGTCACTCGTTGCCCAGACGGTATTGTATGTCTGGTTAAAGTTGTCGTCTGTTGCCACCTGGGTGATCGTGTAGTTATCGTCCATGTTCATCGTCCAGGGATCGAGTGGGGTGTAGTAGCGCGATACTGGTACTTGAGCTGTGCCGTTCTGGTAGAAGAAGCGCCCGGTGTAGTCGTCAATCATTCTGCTTGTAGCTGTGATCGCTGCTTCCAGGGGTGTGTCGTCAATGCTGTCTGCGATCGCAAGCGATGCCTTTAATTCGGCAAGTGTGCAGTAGCCGTTAGTTATTGCCACGCTTTATCCTTCTTTCCAGTTTTGGCAACATTGCTCGCTCTAGTTCTGGTTGCGCTGTTGCCGTCTCTTTGTCTGGCCTTAGCCAGATCCTTTTAATCTTTCCAAATATCATTGTGGATTTCATCCATCCAAAAGGTTTTCTGGTGCGGTAGCACAGCTGCGGTGTTCACGTAGATCTTGAATCCTAGTGCCTTTGCCCTACGGCAGAATAATAGATCTTCTCCGATCCATTCGCCTGCTACTGGCCCATCCCAGAACCAGCACCAGTCTTGGCCTTGATTCGGATCTGCTACTTCGCGCATCTTCTCTAGGACGCTTCTGTGTACTAGCAGGCATCCTGTTCCTGCTGCGTCTATTTCAAAGACGGAGTTTTTATCGTATTTATAGAGTGGCAGGAATCCCTTATCAGAATCTTGAAAGATTGCCGGTACTGGTTTTGGGTAAGGTTTTCCTACCACTCCGAATCCTGCGAATACCAATCCGGCGACGATTGGTCGTTCTTTATCGTGCGCTGTGTCTATGAGCGCGTCAAATGCTGGCACTGTCAATTGCTCATCTGAGTCAATCATCAAAAGCCAATCTGAATTTGTGTTATCTAAAAATTGCTTCACTACTCGGTTGCGTTGTTTTGATAGTAGTCCTGATCCCTTGATTCTTACGAATGGGCCAAGTCTGCTGCTTCTTGCCTGCGCTAGTTGGATCAGTCGATATGCGAAGGATCCATTTACTGATCCTGGATCGCATGATCCAATTGTTACTTTGTGTCCTGATTTCATATTTCCCCCTGTTTAGAAGTGCAGAGCGAGTGAGTCGGGGGGTGGCCCACTCGCTCTGCACAATTTAGTGCTGTGCTTCTTTTAGAAGCTTGGCGCGCTGAGACCAGAACCTGAGATTATCGAGGCTGCTAGTGGATATCTTTCTGCGGTATACGCTGCGTAGCCGTATACGACAGATTTGATTGTTAGGTTTCCAGCGCCTGTCGCATCAAAGCGAAGTGCGAATGGTGATCCTGGTTGCTCCCATAGGTGAGATTCGTTTGCTGTTACGCAATAGATTTCATCTTGGTTTGTTGTAGTTCCGTATGTGGTTCCGATGTTTGCATCGGTGATGATTGGAAGTCCAAGCATCTGGTATCCGGAGTTTCCGTATGCCGGTGCTCCGCCAACGCCTACTGCGTTCATCGCACCGTTTGCTGCTGGTACTACTAATGGACGGTTTGTGCTGTCCACAGCTGCAAGCAAAAATGCTAGGCGACGTGGATGAACCACGAAGTGTGTAGGTGACATAAATGCGTTTGTCTGGATTTGCTGAATTGCGTCAGCAAGCTTTGGATAAAGCAATCCGACTGTTGGAGCTGTTGATGTGAATGTGATGGCGTTTCCACCTGAGTTGCGTAGACCCTTGATTGTACCGGCTGTGCCTGCACCGTTAAGAATCTGGCTATCAAGTGTTGTATGCCAAGACTTGATCAAGTCAGCAATTACAAATGTGTCAATGCCTGTTCCACGCTCTAGTGCCTGGCGAGAAATATCTTGCTGGCCTGCGATTGTACGAACATTGATTGTCAAAAGTGTGTCATCAGCATCAGTTTCTGAAACTGCATCATTCTGTGTAACCTGAACGGCTGTTGAAGTTCCGGTGGTCATACGAGAAATATTTAGCGTCATTCCACTTTGTGGAAGTGCCATCTTGTTTGTCGCTGCATCAGCGAATGGACGTCCTGCGCGTGCTAGTGGAGCTGCAAGTTCAACAAGATATTGTGGAATTACAAGACCATCGAACTGTGCTGTTCCAACATCGCGGCGCTCGATTGACTCTTCACGCATGTGGCGTGCTAGGCGCTCGTTTGCTGCGTAGTCGTTTGAGAATTGCGCGTTGAATGCATCCTTTACGAATGATGTTCCTGAGTTCACTGAGTATGTGCGCTCTTCGCGTGTCACTGTTGCTCCGCCAACCTTTGGCATTGCTACATCGGCTACAGCTGCGCGGATCTCGTTTGTCTTTGCATCTGCATCTGCCTGTGTCTTCATTTTTTCAATCTTTGAATCAAGTGTGCGTGATTCTTCAACAAGGGTATCGACCTTTGCTGTTTCATCTGCTGTTAAGTCGGTGCGATCTTCGGTTGCTACTGCTTCCAAGATTGCGTCCATCTCTGTCTTAACTGCATCACGACGCTCGATCAATTTGTCAAGGAAAGTCTTTGACATTTATTTGATCTCCTTCTGAGTTGGTTTTGTGTCAAGGTGGTGGCGGTGGTATTCGCGGCGCTTTCAGGGTGCGAATGTCGCTCCGACTTTGTCTCTGCTGATTGCAGCAGAATGCTAGTTTGTATTATTAACGATTGCTTGCGCAAGTCGAAGAGAAATCTTGCGCTCTGCTTCTTCTGCACTTGGTTCTGGTAGCGCATCGATCGCTGTGAGTGTGGATGCTTTGTGTCCTACGAGAGTTTCTGTTGCTTGCCATCCATCTCGAACTTCTTCATAAATTCTAATCAAAATTGCAGGATCGTCATCTTCGGCTGTGATTGAGAAATCTGTTCCTGGTATCCCCAGAACGCCTTCTCGCATAACATGTTCAATTCTTCCGCGTGCTGTGCCGCCCGAACTATCCCAGGAAACGAAACTGCCGACTGTGTCGACTGCGCGATCTTCTTCTTCGTCTTCCATGTATGTGGAGTCTTCCATCATCATAAATTCGCCCATGATCTGAGCTGCCTTCATGATGTATTCGTGGCCTTCTGAAAGATCGGAGAAAATATTTTCTAGAACCATCATCGTTTCTGGACTGATATCGCGTCCTTCTTTGACTGCCTGCATTGCTGCCTTCAATTGCTCTCTAGCTTCGACTGTGGTCGTTGGATATGCTGGGTAAGTTACGACTGAGACATCGCCGTCTGCCAGCGACAATTCTGTGAGGGTGCGCTCGGTTCTTCCTTCGTTCCACTTCTGGCGAATCACTCTGAATGCGAAACTCATCTGATCTACATCGCCGCGTTCTACCAGTGTGTAGAGATCGCGAGCTGCCTGCGTGTCTGGGAGATCGGCGTCCATGTAGAGGCCGGTTTCATCTTCGTTAAGTCGAAGCGTTCCGTTCTTGGTTCTGGCCATAGGCAATCCTTCGTGATTTATTAATAACCTCACGTCTGGTGTTTCTGTCAGCGTCTTTCGGAATGCGCCGGGTGCGATTCTTTCAATGAATGGAAGTGGCACGCTGTCGTCATTAAATACTGCTGCGTACCCAGAGAGGCGCATCGTTCCGTCTTCTGCCTGGCGTGCTTCTACATTCTTGATCGTGAAAGTGCGGCGTTCAATTTTCTTTGTCATTTTGCTCCTTGAGTCTTCTTCTGCGTCGAGTGCGTCTATTTTCCTTTGCGCCCAGTCTTGTGCTCGGTCGCTGAAGTTGGAATCTCCGCCCCATAAAAGCCAGGCCACTAATCCTGCGCCTGGGTATTGTGGATCGGATGGGTTGCTGTTCTTTGCTGCCTGGCCGTCTACTTTGTGCCTTGCAAACCAGGGGGCCATTTTGCGTACTTTATTTTCGGTTATTCTTCCTGCTGCCATCTCGCGAGCTGCTTGCTTGGTTCCTTCTGTGAGGCCATCGCCGCCATATCCTTCTCCTAGATATTTCAGTCCACGCTTTGCGTTTGCTTGAATAAAAGCAGGGGCTGACAGATCGACTGCCCTGTTGCTTACTTCGCCGCCTGGTTCGATATCTTCTGAGATTGATACTGCCAACATCTGGTCAATGGCGTCTTGCTTATTTTCATGGCATCCGATTGTCGTATATGCACCGTCGGTTTCTTCTTTGACGGTTGCCCATCCTGCGCAGTCGCTCTGGCTCTCGCTTATGAAGTACGGCATTTATTCAACCTCATAAACCGATGCTGGATCTGCTGGATCGATGGTTGAGACTTGTTGTAGCTGGCTGCTTGGTACGCCTGTGTGTGTCATCGGTGGTAATCCTACGGCTTCTGTTACTGCCTTTGGATCGAAGCCGACCTGGATCAGAGCTGCTGCTATCTCTGCGCGTAGCTTGAGTCCTACGTCGCGTGCGTCTGCTGCGTCGATGTTCTGTAGTGGCACTCGGTACTGATCGCCTGCTTCGCCTAGCGGTGCTAGATCTTCTACGGATCGCACATCGTTTAGGGATAGGAAGCCTTCGCGCAATCCCTTTGTGTACGCATCGAAGCGCTCTAGCGTCGTTCCGCGTAGTAGTGCGTCTAGATTAAATTTAATAAATCCTTCTGTTTCTGGAAGTAATGTCGAAAGTGCTTGTTCCAGTCTTTCCAGTAATGGGCGCAGGCTGTGCTGTACGAAGGAAAGGTTCTGCGCTTCGACGCTGGCAAATGACATTGCGCCGGCGACCGGGTGTCCGAGGAGGCTTAGTGGAACGCGGAATAATCTGGCAATATCTTCTACATTGAAGCGCCGGGCTTCTAGTAGCTGTGCGTCGGCGGCGTTTAATGTCAGTGGACGGAAGGTTGCTCCGCCCGAAAGGATTCCGATCTTGCCTGCTCTGTATGGCCCTGTGTGGGTGATGTTCCAGTCGCGTCCGATATCGCTTGCTTGCTCTTCGGTTAATTCGTTTGGTACTTCAATCACTCCGCCTGGGTTTGCCGCGTTGCCGAAGTAGGCAGCTGCGTAGGTGTCTGCTGCCATTGCTGCGCCGATTGTCAGACGAGCTGCGCCGATTGGCCCTAGACCGTATAACGATCCTGGCAAGCGGAACATCGGAATGTGAAGCATTTCCTTACTTGTAAGGATTCTAGAATATGCTCCAACCGAATCGCGCATTTTGTAAACGATTGGTTCGCCTGGAGCTGGTCTTTCGATTCTTACATCTTCTGGGTGGATGCAATAAAGTTCTATCACTTCGTCCATGTCGTCACGCACTGTCAAGATGAATGCGTTTCCATGAATGTTGAGTGATGAAATTACTTGCTCAAAGAATTCCAGCCTTGTTGCTTCTGGGTTTGGACGATTGATCCATGCTGGCTGTTCTCCGAATGCTGATATGTAAGAGATTCGGTTTCTTCCTCTTCGCACGTATGCGCCAAGTGGCAGTGATGAAATCGTGTCGCCTAATAATCTTACGCAGGCATAGACCGTTGACATGCGGATCGCTGAGTCTGGTGTTACTTCGATTCCAGAAGGAGCCATGTACGCCGGGCGTCCAGGGATCAGTGGCTCAACCCATTGGCTGTTGTTGGTTCGCTTCTGCTCTGCTGCTTTTATTCTCTTTGATAAACTCATCAGTTAGCCTTTTCCGTAATCCAGATTAAGAAAGATCCTAGCGCAATCATTGCAATTGGAAGTGAGAACATCGCAAGTCCTGCGCTGGCTAATGCTACTCCGGTGATCTCTGCGATCAAGGTGAAGTCTATTTTCTTCATTGCGCTCCTAAAGTTCTAGTGAGAAGAATCTGGCTACTGGTTTCTTTGGTTCTGCTGGTTGCGTTGCTCTGTCGTATCCAAAGATACTGGCAACGGCTGCGTCGACTTTGCGTTTGGAGCTTGCCTTTGCCACCATGACTCCGCGTGAAGATTGCTTTGTGACGCAGTTGGAGATGTGGCGAGCAAGGCGTTCATCGCCGTCATGAGTAAAGGATTCATTAACAACGGCTTCGTAAAACTTCTGAGTGGCTGGAACCATTCTTTCGGCTGAGTTTGGATATTGGACAACGGGTAGTCCTTCCTCATCCAAGATCATGAATGTCCTTTGCCATCTTGCTGGGTCAAATACTATTTCCTTGACTGAGAATCTGCCGTCTCTGGCTGTGTCAATAATTGTTTGCTCGACTTCTGCGACCGGCACGTGCCATCCTTGCTCTGCGTCGTCTGGTCTTTCCCAGAGTCCTACGACCATCAAGTGCGGTTTGTCTCCACCTAGCAGCCATGCCACCAGTGCTGTGCTGTCGTTCGAGAACGCTCCGTCGAACGCCAGGATCACATCTTCACCCGGCTCTGGCATGCGTTCTTTATCTATGAGCTGCTCCCATGCCCCTGTTGGAAGCCATGCGGTTATTGTTGATACGAAGGTGTTGGTTCTCTTCGTTCTGAATTCTGCTTCTGGCGTTCTCAGAACTGCGCTTTCGAAATCCTCTGCGTCCACGATGTCTGCGAATCCGGGATTTGATTCGATCCAGAGCTGCTTGTTTCTGTGGTCTGCTTCTGGGTTCTTCGGTTCCCACCAGGCAAAGAAGAACGATGGATCTACCAGTTCTCCCTTTACGAGCTTCTGTCCGTACTGGTAGAGCGAATAGCAGAGGCTGTCTTGGCCATTGGATTGCGTCTTTACCCCTGCTGTTGTTATGCCGAGGAGAAGCGAATCGGCGCGTGCTCCGCCGGCGAGCGACATAACATCCCAGAGTTCTCGGTTTGGCTGCGCATGCACTTCGTCGAAGATAACAATTGGAGAAGGGTTGAGTCCTTCTTTCGTGTATGCCTCTGCCGATAGCACTCGGTAAACGGATCCCTTGTCTTTGTATTCGATTACGTCTTTGTACAGAGTGAACATGGAAGAAAGTTCTTCGTCTAGTTCAACCATTCTCCGAGCTGTACCGAATACGATTCGTGCTTGATCTCTGTCTGCTGCGCACGAATAAATTTCTGATCCGTTGCCGCCAAGTGTTAGCGCAGATAATCCTGCCGATGCTGCGAGTGCGGACTTTCCATTCTTTCGCGCCATTCCAATCAGCGCCACTCTGTGTTTGAATCGTCCGTCTGATCTGCGTGCTAGTGCGTGGTTTAGAAGTTCCTTCTGCCATCCGCGCAAGTCTAGAAGTTGTCCTGCTGGTGCTGCTACTGAGTCTTTGGTTACTCGGCATACTGCTTCGGCAAATTCTGAATAGAGTGGGCCGTCTCCGCGTTTGCGGTCGCGCCAATCGACTGGCGTCAACCAACGCGGTGGCCATGATTCTATTTTTTTACTAGCCACGTGATCGCTGCATTAATTCCTGGATGCGTGTTTGTGCTACTACTTCAGCT